TCTGGCGATGGCTCACAAGGTCGGAGACGACAAGAGAGCCAGGAAGACTCGGAATCAACTACGAAGGCTGGGCTGGTATGTGAACACACATGGAAAGGAGCTACCTCCCGAGGTCCCAACTGCAGTTGGAGACGCAGTGATCATGGATGACGAAATCAGCAAGGTATCAGGTATCTCCAAGGGTTCGGTCGCAGCAGAATACATCCAGCAGATGCAAGGGAAGCAAAATCAATTCCAATCACAGCTCATGAATCCACCCACTGCACAGGAGGACTAACATGCGGGACCCGATCAAGGGCATGAGCTGTCTGCCCGAGAATCCGGCTGTTCGGATGGTGGCGAGGACGGCGATCATGCTTCAGATGCTCGGAGTTGAGGGAGCTGCTAAATGGCTCATGGAGAAGGGAGTTAGGGGAGAGCCTGGTCAGGTTGGAGCCTGTGTCTTGGCGGAGTACTTCCAGCGACAGACTGGAGAACGAGATATCACAGTCTCTGGAGATATCAGAGTCGGGGGCTGGCATATGCCCTGTCCTCCGGTGCTCAAGGAGCTCTGGGGACGATTCGACCAAGGACTCTTTCCGGGGCTCTTCGGTAAGAAGGTGACTCGGGCGGAGAACTCGGTGGTGGAGATGACACCGGAGGTTACACAGGAGATCGAGGCTTTGGTGGAAGCCGATCACTAATCTAGGTCAAGGGGGATGGGGGGCTTCGGCTCCCTGTCCCCTTTTTTATCATCAATTCTACAACCTTTAACGATGCTGGTAACATCTCAACTTTAATCTTGATACTCTAACGATGTAACAACTTACTACGGGAGGAATTGATGATCCTGTCTCAATATAGGGACCGACTTCTAAGCAGGATTATCGATGAGGAAATCAAAGCTTACATCCAAGGGAAGAAGACTCGGCCATGTGCTACCTGTGGGACTAGGTTCTATCCTATTAACAGATACCACTTCTTCTGCCAAGGTAAGTGTCGTAAGTTCTGGTATAAGGGACAGTTCAGACCCCGGGACTAGGTCAGGTAATTTATGTTAACTTCGGGGTATACTTCCAGATTATCCTGTGATATTATTAAGTTAATGGGAGGAATACTCCCTTCATTCAAACAAGGAGGTAGACTTGGCCCGCTACATCAAGATGCAGGTTAAATGCCAAGGAAGGCTACACTGGGTGACTTGGACAACCTACGTGGAATCAGAAAATCTCTTCCTCTGCAAGCGGTGCAAAGCGATCGCGAGAGAGAATCCTGGGTTCTTCAAGAGACCCAAGAAAGAGAAAGTTAATGCCTAAGAAGCTCTTGTGTATGGCTGGCATTGACTTCAGAGACAAAGACTTATGCAGGAAATTCGCAAAGACAGTCGCTTGGTCACTGGGAGCTACGACTATAGGACTAATCCGAGGGAAGAAGTACGGGTGGAGGTTCAAAATCTACTATGAGCCCGGCAAACCTCGGATCCGTTCTTAAGTGCTTCATCTGTAAGAGTGATAAGGAAGCTATGGTGGATCACCGGATCGTGGTAGTTACTGAGAACTCGTTCACATTCCGCGATGAGTCCATCTGTCTACAATGTAAGAAGGCTTACGATCTCGGGTACAAAGACGGGCTTGACGACTCGGTAGGTTAGAGATCGGACAGGTAAAAATTGTTTTGGCGAGCTGGAATAGGATATGGTACAATGATTTCCTATCATCCTCAGATGTTGGTGGGATGGGCGATACAGTTGTTCCCTTAAATCATGCATCCCCTTGAGGCTAGCCTAGGGACCATGAGCCAACATTCTTTCTTGCTGTACCGCAGCAGAGTCGGTCACTCTGCAACAGACCCCTATCAAGGGAGATGTCATGCCTAAGAACAAGACGGAGCAGCCCAAGAACAAGAAGGCTCAGGACGAGGACGAGGACGAAGAGGAAGCTGAAGACGAGGATGAGGAAGAGGAGGAGGAGACCGAGGATACGGAAACGGAAGAGTCTGAGGATTCTGATGAGGAGGAAGAGGAGGAGGAGTCCCCCAAGGCTAAGAAGGGTGCCAAGAAGACCGGCAAGGGTTCGGGTCTCGTTCCTCGGGAGCCGGTTCAGGTGCCGAAGGACGTCTTCAAGGCAGCTCCGAAGGAAGTTCGGGAGTTGCTTACCAAGCGTGAGGCGGCCCAGGCCAAGGGTGATAAGAAGGCCCTCCGGAAGATCCGCATGGCTCTCCGTGCCAAGGGGTTCCGTCTCTCGGAGCTCACCACGGCGGGGGCGAAGTCGGAGGAGTAACAAGACCACCTGCTCTGGTGAGTAACCAGTAGGTGAGTATTCCCAGCTGTAGCCCGGGGTAGGTGGATGCGGGGGAGGATTCCCGTATTCATCTACCCTTCTTTTTTGACTAAGGAGCTACCAGAATGTTAGAACCTAATGAGGCTCGCCCACCTTCTAGTAGTATCCCTCGGAAGGTGTTGCCCGCAGTGCTGCATTCCTTCCCTACGCTCCGTCGAGGTAAGCAGCAACTTCGAGTTAGGATTGTTCAATATCCCAAGTCGGAGAGACTCCTCGACATCCGTGAGTACATTACCGGAGAGGCGTTCAACGGATTCTCACCCAAGGGTATCGCGCTAGATCTCACAGAAACAAAATCTTTAGCAGAAAATATGCCCCTGATCATTAAGGCTTTGGAGGGAACCGAAGATATCTAACTCCCGTATTTTAAGGAGTGATCTACAGTCAGGAGCAAGGAGCAATGAGATTGCCTATCTTTGAGAAGGGTGAATATACTCCCTTGGGTGTACACCCGTTGGAGTGGCCCCACTCAAAATATGCACCATATCTCATTACTTAAAAATAAATCTCCATCCTTCGGGGTGCTTATGCCCGGCTTGTTGAGGTGGAAAGACTTAAAGGATCTAAGTCACAAGGTTACTGCTGCTGAGTACCGGTTTAATTGCATCTTCTGTCCTACAGACGATATGGAGTATCACCTATATGTCAACAGGCACAAAGGCGTCTACCATTGCTTCAGATGCGGAGCTAAAGGTGTTCTTAGAGAGGGTGAACGATTTAAGGAAGGAATTGAATACTATGACGATAAGATTAAACGAATTGGAGAAGGAATACCAGACAATGATAACGGTAGCCAAGCTAAGGAGATAAAGTCTTTACCATTATGTAGACCATTCTCTAGTACTAATCCTAAGACTATCTCTAGTATATATAGGGAGTATCTAAGTACTAGAAGAATATCAGTAGAAAGAGCTAGAGCTAATCATATAAGATTTAGCATAGAAAGAACAGGAATATACAAGAACTGTTTAGTAATCCCTATAGGAGATATAGATAGTCCCCAGTACTTTGTATGTAGGAAGGTGGACTATTCTGAGCCTAAGTACATCAATGCTCCATGGAAAAAAGGCTCAGTACTATACACACCTCTGGTGCATGTGAAGTCTCTGTTTACTGTGATCTGTGAGGGTGTATTCGATGCGCTAAGGATAGCCAAGGTCGCCCGTCCGGTAGCTTTGCTAGGCAAGGAAGCTAACAGGGCACAGATAGAAAGGCTCATCGCCAGTAAGACTAAACATTTCATTATCTGCTTAGACCCAGATGCTCAGACATACGCAATGAAGCTTGCAGTGAATCTGAAAGGAGGGGATAAGAGGGTGTCTATAGTGGATCTCAGGAACACAGACCCAGGAGATTGCCCGTCTAAGAGGTTGAAGGAGGAGTTTGATGCGCATCTTTCAAAGCGCAGTTGAAGCTGTGAAGGAAGTAGAGAGAGATCTGTATGAGATGGGACATAGAGGGAATACTAAGTCCTATCAAGATAAGATCTCAGATGAGGGGTTTAATAATCGAGAGATGGTAGGATACAGCTTTACCTTGATTGATGGATCTGATTGGAGAGATTCCTTCCAGGCGCTTGGATTCCAAGATTCGGAAGAGTGCATCCATTACGTTGAGAACGAAGTACATGCTAGGATCCACCCTCCCCCGCACCATGTGGCTAATCCAGGTCATAGTTGGACCTATCGGCCGAAGGTGTGGGAACAATTCCTAGAGGGACCTGATAAGGACCAATTCTCTTATACTTACCCAGAGAGGATTGGTAATCAAGTCCATCGAGCTCTACAGATCCATGATAGTGATCCAGAGAATAGGCAGTTAGTGATCCCAATCTATAACAAGAACTTGGATGATTCCTGTAGAGGGGGAGCCAGGAGAGTACCCTGCACTATGCACTTTCAGATTCTCCACAGAGATAAAGCTGTCTACTTTATTCACAACATGCGTAGTTGCGATCTCTATACACACTTCCCTATCGACATGAGTATCTCCTGGTTGATGGGCGAATACTTCCAGCAACACTGGGGAGCAGAATGCACCCGACTGATAATGCAGATGGGCTCGCTTCACGCCTTCGAGAAGGATATGAAAGTAAGAGGAATCTTCTAGTCTACGAGGAGGGATACCATATTGAAGCTAAAGATTGTGCCGATGCATGGAAACGTCTTAATAGCTTTATGTTTGATGCTCGTGCTGTTATGCATTATAGGCTTGGTAATCGCCACATGGTCCCTCGTGTTAATATTGTAATCAAGGAATGGAAGAATCTCATTCCACTAGAGACTTTAGGGTACAAACACTTCCGAATCAACCGACTGAAAAGGAACTACCTAAATGAAGAGTCCCTTGCCCAGTGCCGGGCGTATCTGGATAAAAGAAAGTTGGACAGCCCTTCTACTCATGGCATCATCTTTGGTACTGGCCGAAAGGCAACCCCACCGTGCCTTGTCTCTGGTAATTTCTTCTACCGTCCTGGGATACTCCTTGCTGACTTTACTTTACGTGCCTCGGAGGTTACTAAAACCCTGGGCGCAGACATTCACTTCCTGGATTACATACTTGAACATGCTATACCTCCGGCGATGCGTGAATGTCTTGGTTCTATTACTCTACATCTCGGCATGGCTTATTCTTTGGCTCAGTGGTTCCCCCTCCTAGATATGCTTATGCCTGGATATCCTATAAATACCGAGCATAGGTTCCATCGGATGTGTATGGATGCTATGAGAAAGGTACACGATGTCTCGAAAGAGAGCAAGTGGAAGCCTGAGAGGAGAATGCAACGACGGTATAGAGCCATGTTCAAAGAAGGGAAATACAAAACGGATTACGAGGGAAGAATTGTGGATGGACCTAGCTATTTCCCTCTCAAGAAGAAGCACGTGTACAAGGGCTAAAGTTGGAGCAGTACTTGTGCAGAAAAACAGAATAGTGGGGATGGGATACAATGGATCACCTCCTGGAGTTGGACACTGCTTGGATTTGGGCTGTCTTCTTATTGATGGCCGCTGTAGGCGCACTATCCATGCAGAAGCTAATGCAATTTTATCCTCAAAGCCGTTGGGTATGGGGGCTGGCTTGGTTCTATATAGCACTCATGAGCCTTGCTGTGATTGTATTAAACTTGCAGTGGGTGCGATGGTTGAAAAAATAATGTATCTGGAACCTAAAAATGACATGTATACAGATGTAATCATCCGCGATTATAATACAACTAGGGAGGTGATAACGGTTGAGAGATTTACCCCCAGAGTTACAGTTGATAAGAAACCCAGGATGTCAAAAGTGTCCACTGCACGAACATGCACAGCATATATGTTTGATGGGGGACGGAAATCTAAAACGACCAAAGCTAATGCTGGTAGGGGAGGCTCCAGGTGAGCGAGAAGACTATATCCATCGACCCTTCCAAGGACGAGCAGGAAAGTTACTTGATTCAATTCTCTACGCCTTCGATATTGGAAGAGAAGATATTTTCATTACAAACGCTGTCAGGTGCCGTCCTAAAGATAATGCTAAGCCCAGTCCCGCCTCCGTGGAAGCCTGCCATACGTATCTACAAGCTGAAATAGACCTAGTCCGTCCTAAGCTTATCATTGCCATGGGTGCCTTTGCTCTACACTCTCTCAAGGGCACCAAGATGTCAGTAACAGCCTCAAGGAAGAAGCTATTCAGGATCAAGTCGAAGCATGGTAAGATCCCCATGATAGTCACATTCCATCCTGCGGCGGCCCTCCGACGGGACTACTTGACTGGGGAGATTGTGAAAGACTTTGAATGGGCACAGGAGCTATTGAAGAATGGCTACTACAAAAAGCCGGAGCCGACGAAGTACCAAGAGATCAGTTCTCTACGAGAGTCACATGTACCTAGTTCTAGCTGCGTTTCATTGGATCTTGAAACTGATGGATTGGATCCCTATCTCGAAGGTAGAGAGATACTCTCTGTTCAAGTTACTGGAAAGCGAGCTGAGGGATACTTCCTCTACTGGAATGAGAAGGTTAAGCAGGAAATTAAAGACCTGGTGGCGGACCCGCTTCGAACTATCGTAAATCACAATATCAAGTTTGATATGAAGTGGTTGTTAAGCAAGGCCAAGATTAGGATTAAGGGTCCAGTCAGAGATACCATGCTCGAGGCCCATTTACTGGATGAGAACACTCCAGATAAGTCTCTAGGTACTCTAGCTTCCACCCATACTACTCTCAAGGACCACAAGGATGGACTCCTCAACTATCGCAAGGAACATGGATGTAGCCATGCCGAAGTACCTCCAGAGATCATGATCCCATATGGATGTGCCGACGTGGATGCCGCTATCAGATTGGATGAGGTATTCCTGCCTAAGTTAAAGAAACAGGGGCTGTTACCTCTCTTGAAGTTAGAGTCCAGAGCAGTGAAGATGTTTGTAGAGATAGAGAACAATGGGTTCAAGATTGATGTAGACAGGGTGGATGAGCTAGTAGACCATTACGAGGGAGTCATTGCGGAGAAGGAAGAGATCGTCAGAAGGATAGCTGGGGAGGAGTTCAATGACAGGTCGGCACCTCAGGTTTATAAGCTCCTTTATCACAAGTGGGATTTGCCTCCTATGGGCCTTGTTAAGCCATGGGAAGGAAAGACCGGTTATGACACTACTGAGTACACTCTGGTTAGGCTCAGAGCTCGCCATGATCTATCTGGGAAGCAAGAAAGATTCCTCGACGCCCTCCTCTTTCTTAGGGAAAATAGGAAGCTGCTCTCTACATATATCATGGGAATGTCTGACTACCTCAGGACAGGAAATTTCCTACATCCATGGTTTAGGCTCGATGGAACTGTTACAGGAAGACTTAGTTGTACTGGTCCAAATCTTCAACAGATTCCGCGAGAGGGACCTATCAAGAGTCTATTTATTAGTCGCTATGGGAAAAACGGGTTGGTCGTTCAGCACGATTTGTCACAGGCGGAGCTCAGGTTTGCTGCGCATATGTCAGGAGAACGTACCCTATGCCGAATGTTCCGTGAGGGGGGTACTGATATCCATCTCGCAACGGCTGCCCAAGTACTTAGGAAGCCAATTGACCAGGTAACTCCTCAAGAAAGGAAGAGAGCTAAGACAGTTAACTTCGGTATCCTATATGGTACCCAGAAATGGACTCTAGCGGAAAAGATGGGAATGACCGTCAGAGCTGCTGGTAGGTTTATTGAAGAATGGAAAGGGGTATTTAGTGACTGGCCTCCTTACGAAAAAGCAGTCCGTAAAGAAGTCCTCGAAAAGGGGTATGTTGTTTCTCCTTTCGGTAGACGAAGAAGGTTACCTATTATTGATCCCAGTAGTAGCCAAGGGAAAGAAGCGCTCCGTCAGGCTATTAATTCACCCATCCAAGGTGGGGTCTGTGACCTCACGTTACATTGTGGGTGGAAAGCCTGGCAAAGAGTCAAGAAAGAGAAGTTAGATAAGGTTCACATTGTAGCCCAGGTACATGATGCCTGGATTAGTGATTGTCACAAGTCTCAGGCTAGAGCCTTTGACGAAATCATGAAGGAGGAGTTCCATCATTCCGACCTGAGTGAGTTTGGATTCCAGATGAAGGTACCAATGGTATTGGAGTGCTCTGCAGGTATCAATTGGAAGGAGGTACAGCCGTGGTAATCCTCAAGAAGAAGAAGGTCACTGCTCCTGTCCAGGAGGATGGAGACGATGATGATGATGGTGACGGTTTTAAGACACGTATGGACAAGGCTCGCAAGCGCTTTGAAGAGACAGCCGGTGACGGGAACTTCTTCAAGCCACAGTCAGGTAAAAACTATCTCAGAGTCCTCCCTCCCTGGGGCAAGGGCGCCCAAGGCAATTTCTTTTACGTTGGTGCTCTCCACTACGGGTTCAAGATCGGAGGAAGAGATCGCGCAATCGCTTGTCCCGCTTTTGCTGAACGTGGAAGATGTCCAGTTTGTGAGTTTGTGGATAAACTGAAGACTAACTCTGAGTATAAGGATATCTCCAGGGATCTGAGCCCAAGGAAGAAGTATTGGGTCAACTTGGTGGTTCGTACTCCTAATGGGGATAACGAAGATGACAAGCCCAAGATCCGAATCTATGGAGGCAACAAGAAGTTTATCAATGCGATCGTTGATGCGTTTGATGAAGAGGATTATGGGGATGTTACAGACCCTGCCGAAGGACATGACATTATCCTTCGACGTAAGGGTGAAGGTATCCAGACAAGGTATAATGTCACTATCCGTCCAAGGCCCTCAGCTCTTGGTATCCCTGATTGGAAGAAGCAGGTTCACAAGCTCGATGAAGTAGTGATGGAGTGGATGACTGAAGGTGAAATCGAGGCTGCCATTGCTAAGAGCTTTGGTGAGGAGGCAGTGGACGTCGGATTCAAGCTTGCTAAGAAGAAGGATGACAAGAAGAAGCCC